GTCTTGCCTGAATATGAAGTATGAAATACAATACCCATTCTTGCTCTTCTTATTCTTTTACCTATGTTTGAATTTGTAGGTACGGCATATGTTATGGTATTAGGTGTAAAAGTTATCATATTTTCGTCATCAATACTTACTGATTTTAAGTCTGATTTTGAGAATAAAAAATCACCTTGTAGAATACCTGATATGTTTAATTTTGCTAGTTCTCTTAAAGCAATTGAAAGTTTATTGGCTAATTGACCACTATGATTTTTTCTAACATCACCACTTGTATAATTTATTTTAGGTGTAACATTAAAGACGGCCTTTGTGCCAACAAAGAATTTGCCGTTTTCTGGATTGATTCCACAGATTATAGCTGGTGCTCCGTCCCATTTGACGGACATATTGACTTTCTTGCCTGAAGAACCGGCAAGCATATTTCGTACTGATTTTAAGAAGTTTACAGCATTACGACCACCCTTTGTACCACGATTAATTATATCGTCTTCCAGGTGTTCTAAATGTGTATTCTTCTCCTTTGTAAAAAATCCCTTAAAACTAAACATTTTTCTCTCATTTTTCCCATAACTATAATCACGTTGTCCATATAAATCAATTGTTTATTATATTTATATAACTAAATTCTTGTCCATAAAAATTTTGGTATTCCACCATTTGATTGCCATACCTTGTTTTTGTTTTGAAATTTGACTAATTTGTGAGCGTCTTCTTCAAAAAAATACTCAGCTACAACGTTGTTATTAGGTTTTTCTATCACTTGCCAATAGATGTTCTTCTTCTTTTTTACCATCTTTTTAGTGTATGATAAGTTAGGTTGTAGATTATTTGGCCTTTTATCGCCTCTGTGAAATTTAACTTTTTGTTTTTTAGGCATTTATTAAATTCATATCCCAACTAATTATTCTTTTTACTTTTGTTAATGTATTTGGCTCTGTAAAGTGTCTAACAAATTTAGGAACAACTACTATCATACCCTCAACAACTGGTAATGGATAATATATTGTTCTATCCGTTTGCCAATCATTCCAAGGTTGTAAATATTGTGTTACAGGAGCTCCTTTAGGCATAGTTAAATATAAAATGCCTGTCAAACCCATAGCACCGTGATTATGTGGTGTATGATAATCACCTTTTTTGTATGTTACCGACCAAATATCTTCTATACGAATATTCTTTTTAAGTTTATTTGATAACATCACTAACTCTTGTTCCATAATATGAGAAAAAGCCTGAATAAAACCAGGTCTATCACTTTGTCTGTTTGTAGAGAAAGGTTGTAATTCTTGTTTTGTCTCTGGAAAACTTTTTACTAACTTATCTAATTGTTTCTTTTTTTTAGAGAAGTTTAATGTAGGTATAGACCACATTGGTATTGTAAATAAATTACCGGGTATCATTGTATCTCCTTTTTATCTCTTTTATACTCTAGTCCTAGTTTATCAAAAACTTCTTCTATCGTATCTTCTACGTGCCAAAAATTATCTTTTGTCCATAGAACCACCTTTTTACCGGCAGTTAAATCTTCATAAACAGATATAATGTGATCTGTATTAATTAATATTGGTGTGCCTTCATAAGGTGGATTAGCATTTTTAAATGTTACAAATTTTGCCATATTATCTCCTATATTTTAAAGTCTGAAAACTTTTCATACGCCGACTCTGGTGTAGGATAATTTTCTTCTTCTTTTGTTTGGTTCTTATTTACTATATTCTGTGCTACATTTTCCACATCATATAATCTCATTTTTGCTCTATCAACACCTACAATAAATGCTCTGTTCATACTAGGGTCGTTGTATCTATTTTTTAATTGTTTTACTTTCATTTGTCCTAATGACTCTAGTTCTTCATTTGATTGTAAAGCAAACATAAAGTCAGCAGTAGCAGGTAAACCAAAAGACTCTGCTGTGTCTTCTAAACCAATATCAGTTGATACATAACCAGTTCTTGTTGTTTGTGTGGCACTAAAAATAGGTACATTGTGTTCTACTGCTAAACCTCTTAATTCTTCAGCGATTGCTTTAATATAGAAATAAGATGATATGTTACCACCTTTAAATCTACTTGAAGCACATATATTTAAATAGTCAATAAAGACCACATCTGGTTTAAAACTTTTCTTTAATGCTAGTTCGTTTATCAATGATTTAAAATGACCACTATGTGCTGAAGCAGTTGGATATTCTTTGATAATTAATTTACCAGCAGTTTTACTTCTTAACTTATTCATCTTGTCATCATATAATTGTTTAGGCATTGAGTGTAAATCATCAATAGTTACATCTAATAAATTGGCGTCTATTCTTTCAGCAATTCTTTCTTCAGCCATTTCTAAAGTAATATACAACACATTTAGTCCTTCATTTAAAAAGTGACTAGCACAATGACACATAAACAAAGATTTACCAACACCAGTACCAGCAAGAGCAATGTTTAATGTTTTACTTGGTACACCGCCTTTTGTAATTCTATTAAAGAAAGATAAGTCAAACTTATATTTCTTTTCTTTTGTATGATACCATTCAAATCTATCTTCAGCGTCACCAATATAATCGTGTCCTATATGATTGTCAAAACTTACAGCCAATGCCTCACTTAATATACTTGGTATGGCCTCTGGCTGTTGTTGTTTATCTTTACCATCTAATATTTTAATACCAGATAACACAGCATTATGTACTGCTCTGTCTTTACAAAATCTTTCAGTTGTATCTAACAACCATTGTAAATCTACTTCTTCGCTTGATAATGTATTTAATAAATCTTTAATAAGTTTTAGTTCATCATCATTAATATCTTTACGTCTATTAATTTCTATTAAGATAGCTTCTTTTGTAGGTAAATTTTTATATTTCTCTACAAAGGTATATACTTCTTCGTATAATAGTTTTTCAATTCTATTTGAAAAATAATCTGACTTTACAAAAGGCAAAGCCTTTCTAGTAAAATCTTCATTGAAAAAGAAGTTTCGTAATATTGTTATTTCTATTCTTTCGTTATTCATATTTGCTTTGTATCTACAACGTGTTGTTCTCTTTTTGTACCACCCATTGGTAAAATAGATTTTGCTTTTCTTTTGAAATCTCTACTAATATAACACGAAGTTGTTTCAGAGTCAATGTGGAGAGCTTTAAATCCGTGAAAGTGTATTGGTATTAAGTCAGAATTATCTAATTGTTCTTTTGTGTTAGTATGCCAATCACTATTATCCAATATAATCATACCATCTTTTTTTATACAATCTAATGCTGGTTTTACACAATCAAATCTACCTTGGCCGTCAATAACTATGACATCAAATTTTTTATCTGTTTCATAAATTAAATTTACATAGTCTTTTAAATCTTCTTTTAGTTGTATGTTTGGCTGATTTTTTTTTAAAGTATCATACCATTTTTTATCGTCTTCAACACCTATGTAATTTACATTTTTACCTTTCCACCAGATGGTGCTATAACCACAACCATATTCAAATACATCAGCATTTTTCCAATCTATACTATTTAAATATTCATAGCAAGGGTAAGTGTACATAGGTATAATTTCATCTTTATTATTTAAAGGTACATTGGTTTTAGATGACTCTAAAAATCCAAACTCGTTTCTTAACTTATAATTTAAAAAACCTAAATGTAATTCTTCAATAGGTAGTTTAGAATCACTTACTTTAACAAATTTAGGCATAATGTAAATAGCTCCCTAATATGTATTTTGGTTGATTTATAGGTTTATTTGCTTTATGTTTGTATGTCCAGTTTGGTGGAAACATTAACATTCTGCCTGCTTTTGGTTGTACTTTAATATCATAGTCAGGAAACGTAGTTTCACCACCCTCATTATCATTTAAGTACAAAAAGAAAACTAAAAATCTTTTCGTAGTGTCATAATCTTTGACATCTACGTGCTCTTTAAATTGATCAGTATTGTTTACTTCATATTTTTTAAATCTAATTTCTTCAAAAGCATACTTTTCTGGCCATTGTTGATTTAAATTTATATTATTATCTTTCACATATTTTTCAATATATTTTTTATACAATTGTGTCATCAAAACTTTTATATAATCTTTCCAATCATTGTGTTGATTCATATTGATTTCAGTAAATGAGTAAGTATTACTTTGTATTTTTTTTTGATGTTCTTTATGAAGTTCAAATTTTTTTATTAAATGATCACAATATTTTTTGTCTAAAGCATTATCATATATTGAAATATAATTATTTGTCATCTATATTAAAAGTACCATTTTTTAATTGTTCTTCAACACACTCTATTAATATGTCGCCGATATAATTTCTAAAGTCATCTGATTTTACATCTTCTTTATTAGGATTTACCATAATATCATAAGTAAACTTTAAAGGTATCTGGCCAGTAGCATTTTCTGTTGATGAAAACTTTACGTTATCATACTTATAGATAATACCCTCATATTGACCCTCTAATAACTTTATACAACTAAAGTCATCACCTTGTCTTTGAGCAAAGATATATCTTTTATTCTTCGTCTGATCCGTAGGAGAATTTTCTTTTGGCGATTTCATCTATCTTATCTAATACCTCTTTTGTAAAATACTTTTCAGGATCGTCATTTATATTCTTACCAAAAACTTTAGAACCATCTGGCATTTCGTATCTTGTGGATACTTTCTTAAAGATACCGCCTTCTTCAGCGAGACCAATAAGACCATAGTATTTGTCTAAACCTTTTTTGTAAGTTAATTTGACATCTATTTGTGCGTTTTCTTTTGTTAACCTTGATTTGTAATTTTTACAATGTATGATATTACCAACTACCTCTGTACCGTCTTTTTCTTTACGTTTACTTAAATAGATGATTGATGAAGCAGCGTATTTCAGACCTGAACCGCCACCCATTTCTTTTTGTGGAAACATAGAACCAATGACATCATAAGTGTGATTGGTCATAATCATAGGTATATTTGCTTTACCTAGTTTAAGTGTTAAAACTCTGAAAGTAGATTTGACTATTTGTGATCTAGTCATATCTCTTGTTTCTTTACCAGCAGCTGTATCTTCCATTTCTTTTGTAGTAGATAACATACCTAAACTATCTAATACAAACATTAAAGGTTTTCTACTTGCCTCTGGTTGTTCTAAATATTTGTCTATAATTTTAATTGATTGTGCTCTAAATTCTTGTACTGTAGCAACTGGCACTATGACCATTCTTTTACTATCTACACTTCGGCCTTCAATCATATCTTTTGAGATAGCACTTTCTGATTCAAAGTAAATTACACCAGCGTCTTTATCTGTATCTAAAAAATGTTTACAAATACCTAAAGCGAAAAATGTTTTACCTGTAGCGGCCTCACCAGCGATTGCTGTTATTTTATTTCCAGGCATACCACC